CTTCATGTTAACAGCATAGTGACCAGCCCACTCCATGTGGCTAGTATCTTCGTCAGGTTTGATCTGAGTATCAGGTATAACTAAATGTCTCATTTCTTTTTTCTCTGTTCGCGTTCATCTCTAGTCTTTGCACTATGGCACTTCCAACACAAGACTTGGTAGCCGTCCTCTTCTAGAAACATACGTTCTATGTATGTGTTCCAGTCGATGTAGCCTCGTCTAGTACAAACAACAGGATCAATATGATCAACAGCAGCATTATTTCTTCGCCGCTTCTGCCCTTGAAGGGGAGGCAAAGTAGCTGGGCCAACATCGCCACAACAAGCACATAGGTAGCGCCCCACATCAACTCTAGCAGATTTCTTAACATCAGCTTTAACTCCCCATTTACTATGTGCTCCACGTAAAGCAGAGACTATAAAGGATTTGTGTCTAGCTTCTGTCCAGCGTCCGTTGTTACGGGTTTTGGTGGTTGCCATATTTCATCATCCTTCCTTCGTAAGTGTAAGAGGATGCCATTCTCGATAGCCCTCTCTTCGCTTCCTAGTTTATCTACGCAGATTGCATACATCTCTAACTCAGTCTTATCCTTCAAGAGCTTCTCAGCTTTCTTAGGGCCAATGCCTCTAACACCTTTGATGTTATCAGCAGAGTCACCTACTAAGAACTGCATATAGAAATTGTATACTGCTTCCTTCTCTGTCACATAGAATAATTCTTTCTTGACAAAGTTATAATGACCACACACCAACTGGTAGAAGTCCTTATCAAGGGATACTATGATCGCCTCTGGATTTTGCGTAGCTCTGATAGCTATCCTATCATCTGTCTCTTCACCTTGAGTCACTATCGCCCCATGCTTCGCAACCAAGTGGTCACGTAGAGCAGGGAGCCATTGAGGTTTCTTATTATTCTTACGATTACCTTTGTACTCTGCCGTAACAGCGTAATCGAAGCGGAAGTTACCTTTACCTGTTAGGTAGAGTTCGACCTCATGTGTCTCGTCATCAGAATCCATTACTAGATCCTCGATAATGTCAGTAAGAAAGTTACTCATAGTCCTACAAGCAACTCCCTTACTTTCATTCTCACAGGCGAAGCCGATACGATAACAAAGTATATCAGCGTCTATGAGAAGCAGCATATCTAGATGCTCGGAATGTCATCAAAGCCAGCATCATCCTTAGAGAATACTACTAGCTCGTCAACACGCGCCTTAGATAAACCTACACCTACACCCGTCTTACCCTTGAAGTTATAATCATAGGGCTTGATGATGAATGTAACCTTACTACCGTTACCCACAGGATCAGTCATTTGGAAACCATCGGCATCCTCAACTCGTGGAGCAAACTTAGAGGACTTAGCAGTTACGAAGTAACCACGATCATCACCCTTGTTCTTTACACCAATCCCTAACCCTTCCAAGCGATCTACTTGTTCCTCAGATAGTTGACTAACATCAACTTGGTACTTATCTGACATCTCATTCTTCTCTAGAAAAGAGAACCAGAAAGCCGTTGCTTGAATCTTTACTACGTTATGTGTTTGCATGGATTTTATTCCTTAATTTTACAATTTAAAAGTACACTAGACCTGTTTGCAAAGTTTCCTAGGAAACTCTAGTGTGTTTCTGCCCAAGTGGATCCTACTTTAAAGTCACCATCTAATGGACAATTCATTTGGAAATGCTCACCAGCTTCCTTGATGGCGAGTCTTCCGAGTTCTCCTACTAAATTGGCGTCCGCCTTAGTAGTTTCTATCTGCCATTCATCATGTACATTAGCTACAAACTTGTACCATATACCATGATCAATTAGCTTCTGGTCTAAAAGCACTAGAGCTTTCTTCATTACTATCGCACCTGCCGATTGCAATAAAAAATTCAAAGCGGAATGCTCTGACTCAACTCTAAGCCTTCTCCCATCTAGTCCTCTAAGTGTACCTGACCTACGCATTGAAGTCAATACCTTCTTCTTCAACCTTGCATAGGCGGGTAGGTTCTTTAGGAACTTATCAACCAACTGCTTACCTACTCTTGGTGAACCTCCTGCTATCTCACCTATCTTAGCTACACCTCCGCCATAAATCAGGGCGTATATGAAAGTCTTGGCTTGATCGCGAGATGCTAGACCAGCCATGTTCTGATTATAAGTATGTATATCTCCTTCTAATAGTTGCTTAGTGTAATCCTTATCGTTCATGTAGTGGGCAAGCATTCTCAATTCTAAACCAGAAGCGTCAATGCCTGTGAGGACGTTACCCTCTTCTACAATCCAACAAGCCCTACAATCTGTGCCATACCATGAAGCCCTTCCCCATAGTAGTTCACCTGTTTTCTTATCATGCTTACTAGCAGGGCATTGTGCCATGTTGGGGCTTTGGTGTGTCATCCGTCCAGAGACAGCACCATTAGTTGTTACCCTGCCGTGTACTCTACCATCCTCTGCTACTGCGTTGACCCAGTTATCAATCTGTCCTACACGTTTCTGTAAGGTAAGGTATTCACCTATCATTCGTGCTTCTGGTAGATCAATACCAGCCAAGGTCTTTTCATTAACAATGATGTTCCCTTTCTCAGTCTTATCCTTGAAGACTATTCCTTTGTCTTGGAGGCGTTGAGCAATTTGCTTTCTACTTCCAAGGTTGAACACTGTGACTTTATCCTTGAGTCTTTTGCCTGTCTTTTCCGAGACTCGTTCCTCCACCAAGGGCGGAAAGACCTGTTGCACTTCTCGTTCAAGCTCATTCATTCTCCCCATTAGATCAGTGAGTAATTGATTAGCTCTCTCTAGGTCAAGCTTGAATCCGTTACTCTCTTGCTTTGCTATGATTAAAGCAACATCATGCTCAAGTCTTTGAGACTCTTCACTAAAGCCATCTGCTGCTAACTGTTTAGTCAGGTGGTCAAGTAACTTACTCGTTACCTCAACGTCCTTCTTACAGTAGACCTTCATATCGTCTGTAAGGCCACCATCATAGTCAGTAAAATCAAGCTTAGGATACCCCAACCTATCTCCCCACGCCGCCAGTGAGTGCCCACCGAGTAACCTAGGATTCCACAGGCGAGATAGTAAAAGAGTATCTCTAAGGACAGAAGGTTCAATGGAAACATTCCATATCTCTTTTAATTTGGGAGCATCGAACGAGATAATGTTGTGCCCAACAATATGCGATGTATTCTTTATAAGCTCTTGCAACTGCATAGGCTTCACTAATATGCGCTGCCTCTTCTCCCCCTCTATCTGAATCCCGCAACACCATATGTGATCCATTGCCGAAGTCGTTTCTATATCTATTATCGTACTCATTTTCTTGTCTTCCTAATACGTAGTTACCAATCTTACTCATGACAGCACCTCTTCTATAAACTCTTCATCTAGTTCATCAGTGTGGACAATAACCATCTCCTTAAACTGGCCTTGCGTACCCTCGTAGTCCATTTGCATTTCTACTTCCAGCTTATCATTAGATGATACGATGTGAGTACTGAACCATGTATCATCCCCTGCATACTCTGATCCAAACAAGTGCCATTTTCTTACAGGTTCCCTAGGATCAGGAAAGTTATCATGATATGGGTAAGTATCAGTAAAGTTTACATCACTCATGTGATAAATGTACACAGGGTTTATATCATCATAGTCATTTTCTACATGTAATGCCTTAGCTTTCTTCCTACATTCATTATAAGACGAGGAGTAGATTACTGATATGAATGAGCAGGGTTCATAATCCTTGCCACCAGCTACACACGATTCCTTTACTACATGCCATAGTTTCATACGTCCTCCTCGTCCTCTTCCACCTCAATCATTCTACCAGTTTCATGATTGTAAAGTAAAGGAGCAGCCTTGCCTGTAACACCACAGAACCTATTCTTTAGTACACGTACATACGTTGTGTTACGTTCATTAGGATCTTCTGCCTGTCCGTTACGCTCAAGACCTAGCACCATATCACTAAGCTGTGCTATAGAACCAGAGCCACGTAGCTGTGATAGACTAGTAGCTGCACCTTCCTCATGTCCTTTATTATCAGGTCGTTTCAGGTGAGAGACTACGAACAAGGCTATACCTGTCTCTTGTACTAGCATACGAAGCTTAGTCATGATCTCGTCTAACGCTTTACGTTCATCGCCATTAGCCTGAGCAGATACAACAATAGAAACGTGATCAAGTACGATGTACTTACAGCCGAGTCCTTTAGCCATGTATCGTACACGACTAACGATGTTGTCCACACCTGTAGAACCGAAGTGATCAAACAAGAACACACGGTCAGTGCCCATAGTGGCTTCAAAAGCGTCCCATCGTTCTTCATCTGTCGCCTCCGTATCAGGTAAGTGTAAAGGTTTATTAGCAGCTAGGCTCATAAGAGAGAGTGCAGCTTTCTTAATACTTTCTTCAAGGAATAATATTCCTATGTTATCTTCAGTCTTACTAATGATCTGCCAGATAATCTCACGCATGAACTGGCTCTTACCTAATCCAGATCCAGCCGTAACTGTAACCAGTTCTCCATGCCTGATTCCATAGGTGAGTTCGTTAAGTCCAGCATAGGGATACAAACATTGGGCAGGAGCAATGGGCTTATTAACTTCATCCCAGAGACTACTTCCTGCAACAATTCCATCAGGAACAAATCTCTCTGACGACCACCAGCGGTCAACAAACTCTTTGTTCTTTCCGAACTTAACATAATCATTTGCATCTTTCTCGTCCTTTGTATGCTTAAAGATCTTAGTCTTACCACCAAACAACTCAGCCACTTGGTTGGCAGCTTTAGTACCAGCCTCGTCTGAATCAAAGCAGACTACAATATTTTCATAGCTATCTAGATACTCGTAACTAGCACGACAATCCTTCAATGCCCCTGCACTGCCGTTCTTTATAGATACTACTGGATACTTAGACCCAAGCATCTGATAGGCTGACATCGCATCATACTCACCCTCAGTGATAGTAATATACTTGCCACCCTTAGTGAATAGATTCTGCCCGAACAGTACAGTATCTTGCCAAGTGCCTTGAGTACGAAAGTCTTTGTCAGGTGAGCGTGTCTTAGCACCAACTAAGTACCCATCTTTATCGTGATAACCGAAGTGCATAGTCTCGCCCTGTAACTGGGCCTTGTATGCCTTACACGTATCGCTTGATATGCCTCGACTAACAACACTCTTGTATTGTCCAGACATTAGACTTTCTTTTAGCTTATCAAAGCTACCATTTGGTTTCTTATCTACTCCCATTGTACCTACCCCATTATCTTTAGTTCTGGTTTCACACACAAAGCAGTGTGACCACCCCTTATCATCAATTGATCTGCCATCACTGCTACCACAGTCATCACACGCTACGTGCGTTTGTACAAATCCCATTTCTGGCTCCCCATAAGGATACAAATTCCTTATCTGATAACATTAGCTTTAGTACGTCCATCAATGCGTCTTGCACGTAGGCCGCGTCCCAAGGATCTATCCCAAAGGTATCAGGCTGATCCAGTTCATTCATTAATTCTTTAAGCCGAGTCGTAGTAATGTACTCGACTTGCTCTACCTCCAAAGATACTTGAAGTGTGTGATTATTTAATCCTCCCATACTGTACCTCTCCTATAAAGTTTCATTGCCATATTAAAATCACAGTCAAAACTCTCCATGATTTCCTTTAGTTGTATGATAAACATCATACTATTCAACCTCGTCCATGATAGCCTGAATCAGTACCTCTTGTCTAGCTGCTGCTAGTTTATTGTGGCCGTACCTGCACATAACTACTGCACAACCAGCCTTACCCCTATGAAGTAACTCACCACACTTCTTGTATGGTACTCCTATAGCACGTAACGCTACCAACTGCCTAATCTCTTTGGTTGACCATGTACTATACTCCCGTTGAGCGTCAGTTATTTTTGGCTCAACCACTACCTCTCTAAATCCGTAAGGGATCTTAGGTACAAATACTATACTCATGCTGCATCCTCTTCTAATGACATGGGAAAGCAAACGAATGCCTAGTGTCATGTGCTGCGTTATGGAGGGCATCCATTGGTAGAAACCCTACGCCTAAGAGTACCAAAGAACCTAACAAACATACGACACTTAGCTGCATGGTCTTAGATAGTTGTATACTCTGATGTACATTATATACTCTGGTTAACATATTAGTGTGCATATTGAATAGCCGCTGATATGAAGTTAACAAGAATGTATGCTCCTACTAGTACTAGTACTGCCTTACCTGCTAACATTGGTTTCATATGATACCTCCATTGTCTTTATATTCTTCATCTGAGATGTTATCCAGATACCACTCATACGACCTCTCTTTGCCTAGCAAGTAGGTACTATTCAGAGTCTCCACTATATCACCTTCTTTAACTTCGCTTTCTCGGATACCTGATGTGTGTATACGTGTACCATCTATCCATCGTTTATGTACATCATCATAGATATCACCCCATATGAGGAAGGTATGGCCTCCTATTGAGGCAGTACGGTTCCAGTTCTCTAGTCGTCCTGTTACTGTCTGTTCAGGAAACTCCTCACCTTCAACATCAGGCGCAGCGTCATAATCATCTTCCTGAATCACATACCCCATACCTCTGAGGAAGTTCTCGAAGCGCAGCATCATCGCAAAGAGACTCATGTTCGTACCATCAAACGTCATCTGTAGGTAGTGCCCATCTGCTGATCTTGAACTGAACTTAACAATGTCCTGTGGTTCTTTATTCATACTTCACCCCTTCGGTAGATTGGTTATTGGCATCCGTTATGTACACATCCCAGTGCCCTTCCGCATTATATACAGCCACTCCTCCAGCCTCAACGCTATTTAATATGAGAATATCTTCAGACCTGCCGTTCTTTTTGTTAGTATCACCTACGCAAAAAGGGCATGGTTTATTTCTGTACTTATTCATTTCTCTAACTGCTCCTCTAAATACTCCACTATATAATCTATAGCAAACCCAAGCACACTAGGTGTTACCTCCTCATGCATACTCTTTACACTGGTATCTCTACGCCATATGTTGTGACGCTTGAGTACCTCTACTGACTGACGTAACTTCTGTTCTTCTGTGAGCATGTTACTCTCCATCTACTAAGGCTTCCCAAGACACTGGATACAATGGTTTGATAACTTCATCAACCATCTTAGCTAACTCCTGAATCTCTACCTGAGCATGAGGGTCAGTACGCTGCTTCACCATACGAGCGAAGGCTGCAAGTGAACCAGTGATGTAGTAGCTTGTGTACATTGATTGTGGTAAGACCATACGGGCTTGCTCTGGTGCTACTCCCCTCTTTAGAAGGTTGGTATAAGCGACTAAATACTCACGCATTTGGCCTTCATAATGACGTTTAATCTGTGCATTATCTTCTTCACTAACACTACTACCACTACCCTGCTTAACGCTACCCTCTGGCCTGCTACGCCACACATCAGGTACATAGAACTCAGGTGTGTCATCAACATACCTACGACTCACCTCGTTACGAGTAAACCCTACGATGTGCTTGAACTCCTGTCGGGCAACAAAGATAGGTACTGTATACCGTAAGGTTATCTGTGGGTGACTAAAGGGCGTCCAGTGGCCATGAGATGCTAGGTAGTTGATTAGCTTCTTATCACCGTAACTAACCTCTGCACTCTCTTTATCAAACGATACCCTTGCTGCGTTTACTACAGTTAGGTCGTCACCCATATGACTAATGTATTCAGCTTGCATCATCTAGCTCCTGGGCTTCTCTAACATTGCTAAGTAACTCCCGTCTATTAATACTTGTGTACTCATACCTCACCTTCCTTAAAGAAATTAGTTAATGTAGTATCACACATTGCGTTACCTTGCATGAACCCTGCTACCTCACCGCTAGCATCTCGCTTAACCATCACTGGTATACTACGGAAACCTAATCCCATAATAGTGTCACGATGCTTTGACATATCTGTATTGCGTGGTTCATAGTTACTGATACCTAAATCAAGTAACCGATTCTTTAAGGTAACACACGCTGAACAATCCTCACCTGTATATAACTCAATCATTCTTCATCTCCTGCGGATAACAAATCCATTCTATTTATAGTAGGTATCTCGTCATCAAACTCATGACAACATTCATTACACGTATCTAGAAAAACACCTACTTCATATTTTCTAGTTGCCTCATAATCTGTTAACTCTACATCACAACAAACACACCTCATAATTATACTCCTAAAGTTTCCTAGGAAATTAGTTTAACATACCTCTTTACTTCTCACAACAAATATGCTAAAATAAAAAACTTACAAGATACTTAATCATATAATAACAAGTAATCATAAACAGTAAACTACATAGTATCTTTTAATTATCATTAAGAAATACTCCCTGAGTATCTAAAGAGTGGGCTATAACAGTCACTACCTCTTCAAAGAAGAAGTCACACAAGGCCGAGTGATGTTCTGCTCCTACCTCTTCCCCGTCTTTAACCCAATCAAAAGTATATACATCTAGTATACCCGTCTCTTCTTCCACACTTACCTCTGCGTTCAGCACGTATGGGCCTGCTTCAATACCTTTAACTATATATGTTGGTGTGTTCATGCTACGTTCCTCATTTTTATTAGCTTCAAACCCTTAGCACCATGCATAGGATAGGCAATTATTTTTACATCTTTGCTCCAACATAGGCGACAATCGGCGCATTTACCACCACGTTCATAGGCTTTACATACTTCTGTTAAACACCCTACTGGATGGGTACTATCTGGTATGATAGTGCTAGTAGTATTTCCTGCCACAAGTTCCCCTGCGATGCTATCGCTGCTAAACCTAATGACAACATTATCCAATGATTCCATTTCATTTAACACCTCCAAAAACTTACCAAATTTATACATACGTGTAGGCAACCAATGGCGTACCCAAGGTGTACGTTTCATTACTTCTAGAATTTTCTTAGCTAATCGTATGTGGTATACATCACCGCTATCGAACCACCTAAAATATCTATGCGTAGCTAACAGTACTACAAATTCATCTACCCATTCTTCACGCTGCCAATCTTTAGCATTGTGCTGGCGCAGTGCCTTAACACTAGGCATTTGGTAGAAACCTCCAGTTGCATAGCAAGATTTACACGCATCCACTAACTGACCATCCTCGCCTACCGAAGCAGGGCAATGATAGATTGCCTCAGTACTCCACGAATGACAAGGCATTTTACTTGGCTTGCTTAACTTGATCATGATACCACCTCTCTAAGCTCCTGTAAGGCTGCTCACTGTAATTTCCTAGGAAACTTGAGCTACCCTACAGGGTGCTTTATTAATTGCTTACGGGACACTAACGTAATGCTTCAAATATAATTCAATGTGTTTAGGTGAATCATTTCGGTGGCGTTGGAGTGCTTGCCAACTCTCTTGGCCTCGCGTCCATACCTTATGGTCATCACTCATTTGATAAGCCCAATCATGAGCCTTTAGCATTGCTTCGTATTCTGCTAATGTTTTCATTTTTATTCTCCGATTAATTTCCTAGGAAACTTTAACTATCTTATTATCTTTCATTAGTACACTAGCAAAAAACTCTCGGCCTTGCCCTGTAATATGAGGACGATTTGCCCCAACAAGCGTACCACTCGACACATATTCATCACCAAACAAACTTGTTTCAATGTAGTTCAATTGCTTACCAACATTTTCTTTTAATACTTTTTTACTGGGGTAGTTAAAAATAATCATTTCATTCTCCAATAATTTCCTAGGAAACTAATTCATTATAACTAACATAGTCAGGATCAACATAATCATCTGGTGGTGTCACCTCACCCATGATCCTACACTTACGTGCTAAGTATACTTCGCCACGAGCATGAGCCTTTTTGTGATAGTCCTTAACTTCGCACATCACAACCACCTTGTCAGTCGGATCACTAAAGTTTTCCATGTAATCCATAGCAGCTCCATAGCTAGGCAGTACGTGGATACCAGATAGATAGCGTGTTCCACCACTCCCATCAATACACCATTTCTGCTCTGCCTCTAGCCAAGTATCTAAAGGAACGTGTTTGCTCCCGTCAATGCCGTGGAATAAAGTTTGAAAGTGATCATCAAACTTATTACTATATTTCATTATCTTATAAGCTATCATAGTAATCCGCCTCAAGTTGGTCGTGGTTCTGCCATTGGCTAATCAAGTCTGAGCTATCCAACATAAACCAATTAATATTTCCATCACTAGTAGTTGTTCGCATGTAAACATTATCGTTATCGTCTACGATCAGCGTGAAACTACCCTTCTCAATTGCTTTAATATTCATCGTCTCTGCCTCCGCGCTGAAGTGTACGCCTTTTTCAAACTATCGCTAGCATCGTTACCACCATAACTTGCAAGGGTAATGTAATACTCTAACGCTACCAGCCTAGGCCAGCCGCGATCCATTCGTAAGCGGTTAACATCTCGCATTGTATAAGTCATCGTCATTCTCCAATTAATTTCCTAGGAAACTTTATTAAGCTGCAAGTACTTTATAAGATGCAAGCAAAGTCTCTAGGTCTATGATAGTCAAGGCGATAGATTCAGACTCAATCCAGCCTTGAATAGTCTCAATCTTAGTCTTGCTTTGATCACCGTAACAAGCATTGCGGTACTGACTGTAAGTCTCATAATTATTTGGGGATTCATTCAAGGTAGCACCTTTTTTGTAGGTAGCAACAACTTGACGGATAGCTTGCACTTGCTTCTTAGCAACTGGATCAGCGTCCTTGCCAACACCATTCGGGTAACACTTCTGTATGTCGAGCTTCAACTCTGCTGCTACTTCCGCATTGTTCAAGTTGATCGCATTGTTGTGTAACTCAATGGCTAGAGCGTGTCGAGCGTCACCTACCTTTTCGGTTGCTTTGCCTTGTGCCTTAACCGCTTGACCAACTGCCTTAAATTCTACTGTTAGATTTTTCATTTTAGTACCCTTTGGTATAAGTATGATTTCCTAGGAAACTTTATGCCCCTAGTGCAGACGCAATAGTGCCCTGCTGCCAAGCCGCTGGGTTGCCCCTGACTTGATGTAATCAGTATAGTCAAACCAATACCGAGACACAAGCCTTTATTTGTTATAGTGCGTATTCGTTTGGTGAATAGTACTACGCGAATAGCATAGACTAATGAGTCAGTCAAGGTATAGTGGTTATTCACGAGATGAATAGTGGTAGACTGGGGAGTATATGAGCAATAGCTAATGAAGAGTTATATAAATTAGGGGAGTCTAAATTAGGCTATGGGTACCTACATAGACATTCACACTTGCTAATATAGAACTACCTTGATCAGTGTTGTCTACATTATCATTGGCTACATTAGTCTCAGCTACATCAGGGTAGTCTAATGAAGGGACGGGGGGGTAGCTGGGGAGGTCTGTGGTTTGTGGTACCTGCTTAGATACAAAAAAGGGTGAAATTAGGTAATTTAATACATTAGGTAAGTCTATAATAAATAAGGGAATATCTATTTAGTTAAGGGAAGTGATAAAGGCTGCGGTGAGGCTACACTGCGGAGGACTATGTACGACACCTGAGATCCGCCAAGTTAGCACTAGGGAGTTAACTAGGAAGTAGTGAGGGAGGTATGAGAAAGTACTAAATAACTATTGACTTTTGAGATAAAGTATGCTATAGTCTTCTGACTATATAGGACTGAACAGAAACAGAGTATCCTGTAATCTATAATTCTTATCCTTATGATCAACAAGAACACTGTGACTTGTTCAGCAGCTATATAGATACTACAGAGTATCTAATTAGTTTGGAGCAGGTTTGTTATGAGTGATGATCATGAGGAACAAGTTGTTGTTAAGCCTAAAAGAGGTCGTCCTCGAAAGGCAGACGTAGCAGCAAAGAAGAAAGGGAATAGAGGTTTAGTTGGTAGACCTAAAGGGGATGCTGCTAGAATCAATGAACTCAAGGCTAGGTTGTTAGCTACGAGTGGTGATAAGGTTATCAATAAGGTGATAGCTATTGCTCTAGAAGATGGTCATCCCGTTCAATCAGCAGCCTTAAAGATGTGTATGGATAGGGTTCTTCCTGTATCCTACTTTGACAAGAAGAATGATAGTGGCGGCAGGAATGCAGTTTCGATTACTATTACTGGGGTTGGCGGTGACACTACCATTGTTGGGGGCGGAGATGATGCCCTTGAAGGAGAATACGAAGATGTCTAGAGATTTCAATGAAGCCTACGTTTATAGTTTATTACGTGATCATCCTGCTCTAGAGGGAAAGCCTCAAGCCATTGCAGCCCTTATGGGTACTATATATGACGAGACAGGTGTAACAGAAGATCAAGCTTTTGAGCATACTACTGCTCAGAAAGGTAATCGTGGCTATGGTTTGTTCCAGTTTGATTGGAAAGACCAGAAGAATAAGTCAGGTGGTATGCGTGGTGCTTATAACAATTGGCTAGAAGATAATGATATTGACGATTCAACAGAGTCTCAAATTAACTTTGCTCTAGATAGTATGTTAGGAGAGAAGCCTTACTATGATATAGGTGCAGGGCATCGTAGTAAACTACGTGAGTCCTTTGCTGGAGGCGACACGGCAGATATACTAGACAATGTTACTAAGCGTTTTGAACGTGCTGGTAAACCACATCAGAAGCGTGTGGATTATGCTTTAGGATTTAAACCTGAGAACATTCATAATGTGCCTTATGCTGCGGCTAAAGACTTTGTGGTTGAGCCTGCTTTGAACTGGTTTAGTGACGTTAAAGATACACTAACAGAACCTGAAATGTATGTTACACAGTCTGGTGATAACGTTCATGCTATTGCTAAGTCCTACGGGATGTCAGTAGATGAACTACAGGCGTTAAATCCAGATCAGAATATACTAGGCAATGTTATCTTTGCAGGGAAGCCAATGAAGGTAGGTGGTAACTGGTTTGAGAAGTTGTTTTAATGACTGATCTTAACGTAGAGTTATTAGATTGGCACGTATTTTACGTTGCCCCTACTCAGGGACAGGCGCGTGATATCATGTGGGAAACTCTAATGGAGTTAGGCCACACAGTTATTAAGAGTAGTCACATAAACAACTTACAGATTAAGTTAGTGAATGGTACTACGATTGCTCTTAAAGGCGCTGATAGACCTGAGACTATGCGTGGTGTTAGCCTAAAGTTCTTGGTTATGGATGAATATGCAGATATGAAACCAGAGGTGTGGGAGCAGATACTACGTCCTGCACTGGCTGACCAAAAGGGACGAGCAATATTCATTGGTACTCCTATGGGACGTAACCAT